GTTGCATTTCTCCATTTATCACTTTTTACTTTTTCATTATAAAATTTCTCTTCCAATTTATTCTCTTTTTTTATTTTTTCATTGCTACATCTATAATTTCCATCCATGGTTCTTACTATATTGCATAAATCATTTTCGTTATATCTGTTTGCACATTTGCTGCATACTTTCTTAATATATTCTTTATCATTCATTTTATTTTCTCCCTTCTATTAGCTCTTGTAATTCTAATATTCTTTCATCGATTGCTTTTATTCTGTCAACATCAGAAAACCTATTACAACTTAGTAACATTTTCTTATATTTTTCTTTTCTTCTTCACTCATTGGTTATCCTCCACTTTCTCGACTAATCCCGCTTGAATTAGGTCGTATATTTTATCTAAAATTTTCGTTTCGTCTCTACATTCTGGATAAGTACAATAATCTATTTCTCTTTTTTTATTAATAAAAAATTCAACATTGTAATCTTCTATTCTATCGTTTTTTATTTCATCTTTATTAAATTCAGATACACAACAATAAACATTTTTATATAAAGTTTTTTCTTCATCCATTATGTTTAGTTTTAATAAATACTTTTCCAATTCTTTTAAGTCTACTCCGTCTTTTATTTTTAACATTACTTATTCCTCCTTAATTTAAAATTTCATAGCTTTATCAACCACAGGACCTTTTTTATTTTTAGTAATAATTAGATTTTTTATTGCCTTTCTTTTCTCTATATATTCTGGCAAATATTTATTCATATTTATTAGTTCTTTTTTATTTTTGTTACCACAACACCAGCAACTTACTCTTTTTAAAATATCATATAATCTAATATCGTTTTCTTCCCAATAAAAACCTCTTTCATAACAATATTTTAAACAATTTTCTTCAGTCATTCCGCCAATCTACAAGTGGCAATAATTTATGTTCATTTCTTTCTTTTTTTATTCTTTTAGTCTCATCTGATGCAATGCCTATATATTCTTTATAATCTTGTCCATATTGTGATTTTAAATATTTAGATATAGTATTATTTTTTTCTGATGTCCCCCACCTACATATTCCACCACATATTCCATATCCATATTGAATTGTACCATCTCTTTTATGTACTCTTTTTTCTAACATCTTATATAAAAAATCTTCTTTTGGTTTTAATTCTGTGTATTTTATTCTTTTTTTTTCTAATAAATCTTTTACTATATTTCTTGTATCATATATTGCTTGGAATTCCATTCCAGTATCATAAAATATAACTTCATCTATTTTATATTGTTTTTCTATTAGCAATAATAACATTGCTAAACTGTCTTTTCCAAAACTTACACTTGCTATATATTTCATTCTTCATCATCCTTTGCTACTTGCAATATACACATTATTGCCATACCTATAAAATCTCCTATAAATAATCCTATTAAAAATTTAATCATTCGCTTTCCTCTTTCTTTTTCATTTTACTAATTTTTAAATCTTCTAACACTCGTGTTTTATATATTCTAGTTTCCCAGTTATCTTTTAAATTTCTTATATTTTTTAATAATTGTGCAATATCACCTGTAATTAATTTATTGTTATATTTATCTGCAAAGCCTTTTAATGTTGATATAAATTCGAGCTTATCTTTTATTACTCTTCTTTCCTGTCTAACATTTCTCAACCTTACTGCAACTTTTGAAAGTTCAAATGCATTTAACTTACTTAACTCTATCTCATGTAATAGATCATCTTGTTCTAATTCTTTAATTCTTAATTCATTTTTCAAATCTGAATTTGTTCTTTCAATATATGTAAAAAAATAATTCATTTCTTTTGCAAATTCTTCAACTTCATCTATATTATCTATTTTCATTTTTTGCCTCTTCCTCTCTTGTAATTCTTATCCTTAATGTTCTTTTTATAAAATCTTTACAAGCCTCTTGCTGTGAGTTTTCTATTTTATTACAAAAAGGATATTTTCCACATTTTATACACTTCATGTTTATTCTCCTAATATTCCTCAATTTTTACATAAATTCTTGGTGTTCTACTATATTTCTTTTCAATTTCTAATTTTGTAACTTGTGTATCATCTTTAAAAGCAAATTTATTCATAGCATCCAATACTATTTTTACAATATTATCTGCATCAGGCTTTTTAGTTGGACTTATAATATTGGCTAACATTTCCGCTTCTTTCTTTTTACTTGTACTCTTTGGAATTCCAAAATAAGCTATTATTGTAACTTTTACTCTAGATTCTATTGTTGTAAAATTAGGATATTCTCTAATAAACCATTGTCTTAAAAAATATTCATAATTTTTTGTATTAGTTGGTGTATATGCTCTTCCTGTTCTTGTATTCATTCGCGGTCTTGCTTTTCCAACTACATCTCCTAGCATTTCAAATTCATACATCATTGGTATCACCTCTCTACTTCTTTAAGCAATTACTATATCATCTATTTCACAAATATAGCTTTCGCCATTTTCTTCTTGTATTCTTACTTTTATAGTTATAGTATCTGTTTGATCTAAACCAGTCCATATATTTAAAATCTTTCCTTTATGTTTTCCATCATGTGTAGTAACTATATCTCCAATTCTAATTTTTCTCATATTCTTACTCCTTTGGCATTTCGTATAATAAAATACCTTCCATCATTAATTTTATTCGTGTTCTTTCATCTTCTACCTTATATTGTTCAGTAAGCACATACGTCTTTACTATCTCCTGTAATACTTCTTTTGCTCTTTTTTCTGTTACATACTTTGCAACAGTATATCTTTCTGCATTTACAGTATCTATTGCTATCATGTTCCTTTTATTATCTTCTAAATTTACGATTAATCTTATCGCAGTTATATTTTCGAAATTTATAATTCCATCTTTATCTTGACTAACTATTAACATTTTTACCTCCATACTTTTCTGTATCATTTCCATAAGAATTTCTTGTTTTTTCAATCCATTCTTCCATCGCTTTTTCAACATCATTTCGATTAGCATTAGAAACATACATCATTTGAGCTGAATTTGGTGCAGCACTAAATTCAAATGCTAATACTACAAAGCCAAATCCGTTTGGCAATTCATCTTTCACTTTTTGAGCTATTATTTGCATTTTTCTTTTTGCAATTTCCTCTAATTCTTCTTTTACCATTTATTTTCCCTCCAATTCTTTTAATACTGGATTTATACATTTATTGCATAATACTATTTTTACTTCTCCTCTTTTTGTCAATGAATGTGGTAATACAACAATTCCTCCTGTCATTTCAAGTCTCTTTTTTAAGATTTTTATTTCATTTCCACAATAATCGCATATATAATAATCATAGTCCTTTTCATCTTTATACTTTATTAGATGTCTGCCTTCTGTTGGCTTTGGCTTTAATTTGGTATATAGAGGGACTTTTTCTCTGTAACATAATTTTTCAAAATTCATCATGTTTTCCTCCTATTTTCCATTTCATCATGCAAACAAACCATAAAGTAATCTATAATTTCCTTTATTTTGTAATTTTCTTTTTCTGTTATATATTTTTTAGTTTTATAATATTTCAATATGAACTTGTCCCTTGTAAGTAAATTCAAATAAATTTTATGTGGACTTAAATATATTTCTTTTATTGCCCAAAACATTATTTTTTCGTCCAGCACTCTTTCCTCCGGCATAAGCTCATAAATTCTACTATCTTTTACATACATCTCTAATTTAGAATAAATTAAAATCAAATTATTTCTATCATTTTCTGTTAAGCCAATTTTTTCTCCGTTGCCCCTTTTATAGATATAATTAAATAATAAGTTTAGTTTAGTTATAATGTATTCGTCTGCCTGTTCGTTCGCTTGTTCACTCGCTTGTTCATCTGCTTGTTCGTTCGCTTGTTCAAATTGTATCATTTCATCATTGTATAATTTATTTATTGTATATGTAGATGCAACATTTTGATTTGTTCCTTTTTTATAAAATATATATTGATTGTTAATAAGTTCATTTCGTGCTCTTTGTAAAGCAGATATATTTAATCCCTTTACTTTGCTCATTAGAATAGTATTTGTAACCTTAAACTCATAAAGCCAATCCGTCTTACTTGCTATCTGCAATAATACTAAATATATTGAAATGGCATTTGCAGAGAGTGGCTTGAAGTCTAATATTGAATAAAATTCAGAGAGCTGTTTTTGAATATCTATTTTGTTTTTCATATTCACATACTACACACTCCTTCCTTTGTAAATTTATAATTCTTTTGCTGTTTTTAATTTAATTCTTCTTGCTCTTTCTAACATTCTGTGATAAAATAAAAACAGAAAGTATTTATCTAAATATTTTTTATGAATCATCTATTTTTCAGTTTGGTTGCTGATAGATGGTTCTTTTTTATTTATATTGTCATTACATATAAATAATATTTCTTGTAAAATTTCTCTCAATTCCGATTCGTTATGAAACTCATCTATATCAGAAATAAGATCTTTTATTTTTTGATATCCCATATTTTCTCCTTTCATTCTAAATATTAAATTTTTTATTTTATTTAATGTTGATTTCATTTCTTTATGTTTCTTTTTATGTTCTGATAAATCAATACATTCATTTAGTAATTCTTGATAATATTTAAGCATTGCAATTTCTCCTTTTATATTTTTTCAAAAAGTATTCTCCTTATTATTTCCACTGCCTGTCTCCTAGTAACATCTTCATTTTCTTTTAAATATCCACATGCATAAGCAATTTGGTTATTAGTCCCTTTGATTTGATATTTTTCAAAATCTTCTTTCATCATTTTCAGTATTTCTTCCATTTTTACCTCTTCGTATTATTAGATTTCTGATTTTTATTTTCTTCACTTTCTTCCAAAATTGCTTCTAAAACTAATATACTTACTAATCCTATTATTGGAATTAAATACTCTCCTCCATAAGCTTTGTATCCTCTTATTGCTGTTGCATAAGCAATTGCTTTTACTGTCAATATTATTGTTGCTATTATTACTAATAGTTCTATTATTCTTACTATAAATTTCTTTTTATTAACTATTTTCATTTTTTTATTTTCCTCCTATCAATACTTCTTTTAATAATTCTAATTTTGTTTCTGCTTTTATTCTTCGTTCTTTTTCTTGTTCATAAAGTTCTATACTAACCGCATTTCCCCCAATTTTTATTTTATAATGGCCTCCATCAGTTTTTTCATATTCATATTTTCCACTGCTTAATAATTGAAAAGCTACTTCTTTTCCAATTTTCTTTCTCCTCATAAATTCTTGAAGAGATATCCATTCTTCATTGTTTGGCATTTTAACTTTCCTCCTTTAATTTTGTGTGTCGTTCCGCATTTTTTATTTTTTTCATATTTCTTCCTCTTTCTGTTAAGTTTTTCCTAACTTTCAACTTAAAAAAATTTCTCTTAATTCATCTGCTGTTAAATTTAATTCTTTATCTATCTTCCTTATATCATCTTGAGAAAATTTAACCTTTCCACTTGCTTTTTGACTAAATGTTGAGCTTGATATGTTTATATTCTCTGCTAGTTCCTTCATAGTCAATCCTCTTTCTGCAATTTTCGCTTTCAATTTATTTGTATTTGTCATTATATGTCCTCCTTCCTGTTAAGTTTTTCCTAACTGGAATTATATTACCAAATCTATTTTTTATTGTCAATACTTTTTTCAAAAAAAATTTGCTTTTTCCTAATTTTTTTTGAAGTTTTTTAAAAAAGTTTGACTTTTCTTAATTTTTAAAGTATAATCATTTTATTGAGAGGTGATAACAAATGAGTAATTTAATAGATACTTTTGCACATAGACTAAAATATGCAATAAAAATTAGGGATGTTAGACCTGTAGATATTTCAAAAGTAACAGGTATTTCAAAAACTAATTTAAGTTGCTATATGTCTGGAAAATATGAAGCAAAACAAGATGGTGTTGAAATATTAGCAAAAGTTCTTGATGTCAACCCTGTTTGGCTTATGGGATATGATGTTCCTATTGATAGAAATTATGAAAAAGATAAGATTATCGAAATAAATGTTATAAATCTACACACAAATGAGATTATTGAGAAAATTCCATTTGTATATAGAACAGATATTGCCGAAGATGATCCAAAAAACTTTTTTGCAATACAAGCATCTGATAATTCTATGGCTCCACTTCTTGATATTGGAGATATAGCTATAATTAAGAAATATAAAGAATTTTTAAATAAAAAAACTTATCTTTTAAAAATAAAAGGTGGATTTCCAATCATTAGAAAAATTATACAAACTGCCAATGGAAAAATAGAATTACAAGCAATGAATATGTGGAACTTTCCTATTCAAAGCGATCTAAAAATGGAAGACATTGAAATATTAGGGGAAGTTATAAAGGTTGAGAATAAAAGTGCCTTTAAATAGAAAATAAAAAGAAAGGGGATGTATTTTATGACTTGTACTAAGTGTGGTAGCTCAAATGTAAATGTTCAAATGGTATCAGAATCACAATTAAAAAATAAACATCATAGTATTTTATATTGGTTGTTTATTGGTTGGTGGTGGAGACCATTATTATGGATATGCTTAACTATACCAATGATTTTTGTAAAATTATTTGGACATAAAAAGCAAAAATTAGTAACAAAGCATTCAAATATGGCAGTCTGTCAAGACTGTGGACATAGTTGGAAAGTATAATGAACAAAAAAGAGTAATGTGTTTCATTTTTTGCGGAACGACACACATTACCCAAGGACATAACCACTTGAAAAGTGATTACTTTTGTATTATATATGAAAAGCCTTCATTTTTCAAGTGTTAATAAAAAATATTTGAAAAAATGGAGGTTTTTTATGGCTGTAAAAACAAATAGTGAAATTAATGGCAACAAATATTACCGAGTTAGAAGAGTAATAGGTCATGCAGCAGATGGTTCTCCAATATTGAAGAATTTTTATGGCAAAGGCATGAACGAAGCAAATGAAAAAGCAGATAAATATATCCAGGATTTAAAATTAGGATTACAAACTTCTAAAGGAGTTATAACAATTTCATCTTTGTTTTCAAAATGGTTGTTTAACAATAAGAAAAATACAATTAAACGATCTACTTTTGAAGCATATGAAGGATTATATAGAAACTATATAGAACCTGATATAATTTCAAATAGACCAATCAATGAATTAAAATCAATTCATATACAACAATATTATGATAGGTTAAAAAAGAAAAAAGCTGTTCATTCTACTAAAACAGTGTCTTCGAAGCGAATAAAATCTATTCATAAGCTGTTACATTTATTTTTTGTATATGCAGAAAAAGAAGGTTATATATTAAGAAATCCTTGCAATAATGTTACTATTCCAAAAGAAGAAATATCTGCTGATGAAGTATTAAAAAATAAGATGACATTTGATTTTTTTACTAAAGAAGAAATACAACTTATCTTGAAAGAATTTGATGGTAGTTATTATAAAGATATTGTCGTATTTGCATTAGCCACAGGAATGCGACAAGGAGAAATATTAGGTTTGCAATGGAATGATCTAGATTTTGAAAAAAGAACCATCAATGTGCTGCATAATTTGACCAATTCTGCTGACTTTGACGAAAAACATAAAAGAACATATAGTCTAAAAATATCAACACCCAAAAGTCATAATTCAATAAGAACTATACCTATGAATGACACAGTTTACAACATGCTTATAAATAAAGAAAGAACTAACACCATGGTCTTTCCTAGTAAACAAAACACTTATATTTGCAACAAGAATCTATTAAAAATATGGCAGAAAAAATTAAAAAGTGCAAATATTCGTTATAGAAAATTCCATGACTTAAGACATACATTCGCAACCTTGATGTTAGCAAATGGATGTGACCTTGTCACACTTAAGGAGCTAATGGGACACAGTAGTATAAAAATAACTGAAATTTATCTTGAAGCTATCCCTGAAAATAAATCGGATAGCATAAAAAAAATGGACTTTATTATAAACTAATTGGCTAAAAAGTGGCTAATAACAAAAATAGCAAGGTGCTACAAATCTTTGTAACCCTTGCTATTACTGGTTTTATTACTCAATTATATCAGCAACTACACCTGAACCAACTGTTCTACCACCTTCACGGATAGCGAATCTTAATCCTTCTTCCATAGCGATAGGTGTGATTAGTTCGATTGTCATGTCTACGTTATCTCCTGGCATAACCATTTCTGTTCCAGCAGGTAATTCGATAACACCTGTAACGTCTGTTGTTCTGAAATAGAATTGAGGTCTATATCCATTGAAGAATGGTGTATGTCTTCCACCTTCTTCTTTTGTTAATACGTAAACTTGTGCTGAGAATTTTGTATGTGGATGTATTGATCCTGGTTTAGATAATACTTGTCCTCTTTCGATATCTGTTCTTTGGATACCTCTTAAAAGAACACCAATGTTGTCTCCAGCTTCTGCTTGGTCTAATAATTTTCTGAACATTTCTACACCAGTAACAACTGATTTTTTCTTTTCTGTTGATAATCCAACGATTTCAACTTCGTCAGAAACTTTAACTTCTCCTCTTTCTACTCTACCTGTAGCAACTGTTCCTCTACCAGTAATAGAGAATATATCTTCTATTGGCATTAAGAATGGTTGATCTACTGGTCTTTCTGGTGTTGGGATATAGCTATCAACTGCATCCATTAATTCTTTTATTGGTTTATAAACTTCGTCATTAGGATCTTTAGATGTACTTTCTAGTACTTTTAAAGATGATCCTTTTATAACTGGGATATCGTCTCCTGGGAAACCATATTCTGTTAATAAGTCTCTAACTTCCATTTCAACTAAGTCTAATAATTCTGGGTCGTCTACCATATCACATTTATTTAAGTAAACAACGATATATTTAACACCAACTTGTCTTGCAAGTAAGATGTGTTCTCTTGTTTGTGGCATTGGTCCATCAGCTGCAGAAACAACTAAGATAGCACCATCCATTTGAGCAGCACCTGTAATCATGTTCTTTACGTAGTCTGCGTGTCCTGGGCAGTCAACGTGTGCATAGTGTCTGTTTTCTGTTTCATATTCAACGTGTGCTGTGTTAATTGTGATTCCTCTTGCTTTTTCTTCTGGAGCACTATCGATTGCATCATATGCTTCGAAGTTAGCTCTTCCTAATAATGATAAGTATTTTGTAATAGCTGCTGTTGTTGTTGTTTTACCATGGTCAACGTGTCCGATTGTACCAATGTTAACGTGTGGCTTTGATCTAACA